TTCCTAGGTATATCCTCTTAGGTATATTCTCCTGGTGCAGCCTGGGAGATAGTAACCTAGGTGAATATAACCTGGGAGATAGATAGGCTGCTAATGATAACCTAGGTCAACAGATCCTGGCTGAATGCAACCTGGTGAATGACAACCTGGGAGATAGTAACCTAGGTGAATATAACCTAGCTAATAGTTAGCGTGCTAATGATAACCTGGTACACTATATCCTGGGGTAATATCACCCTAGTCATTGTCACCTAGGTAACTACCTGAGACTTATACTCTATTTTAGCATAACCCTTACTATGCTACACCTTTGCATTCTGCGCAAAAATACCCCCTTTTAGTTGGTTGTTTTAGCGCAATTAGCGGTAGAAATCGACGCCTGGTAGCCTTCTCTGCATTTTAGGTCCTAACCTACCAGCCACCCCTAGTTTGCTCTCCACGTCGCTTGAAACGCCTTCTAGACCGTAAATACTACTTTAGTCCTATTTTCCCTACCCATATTGTCACACTTTGCACCCTGGCTGCATCCTATACGTTATAATTACGCGGGAAAGATACAACTATAACGATCATCTGCGACACGATAGGACACCCTGATTTTTTTGTTTGATTAATCCCAGAACGGGGCCTAATCTCTAACCCATGGACAGCACGAACCCGGCACCTAGTGGTGGAAGCACTTGTCGGACTAGCTCTTGGACAATTGAATAAGACTGATAGTTGCTTAGTTGAACCCTCAGCTTGGCGCGATATAGAAGGTCTCTAAACCCATTAGCAGAGGCGGTCTATATTGTAGCGGGCAGGAGAAACCCCTAAGGCGGGGAAGGGTGAAGCTTTAACGGGACTTCCGGCAACAAGATATCTTATTAAAGCCAATCTAGCTCTGACCTAGGCCAGCCTAGGCTTATCCAGAGGGATATGGGAGCTAGTTGGCTTTGCTTTGGTACTTTGACTCAAACAAAGGGAAGCAAATTATGCCCTACTACTATCTACTTATCAAGTGGCCTGAACTAAAAGAATGGTCAATTGAATTCGGCGACTATGACAAAGACACCGTAGTATCCGAAAGGCTTTCCTATCTGGAGAGCTATGAAATCAGCAAGCGTCAGACTATGATCCTCAAGTGCGAGGACGATAGTACCGAGGCTTTTGCCAAGGCCTTAAATAACAAGTAAAGGAAGGAGTTTACCATGTACAAAAGAGACTGCAACGCCATCGCTCAGCATGCCCTGGCCTCTCCCGACGGGCTTGTAGACGTGGTGGAGTTCACCCTGTGCAGCATCCAAGCTGGGCTATCCACTATCAAGCAACAGCGTAGGGATATCAAGGCCAATGGCCTACAATCCAAGTTCCTGTGGGGAAAGAAGGCCGACGGCTTAGACTGCATCACAAGGAATAAAGTATGGTTTTGGTCTTATCTGAGCCACAAGGCTGAGGTAGGCGACAACGAAGCCATAGCAGACGCAATCCTGGAGCTTATGAAGGTTCCGAACCTGGGAATGGTGAAGGCAGCCTTCGTGTGTCAGATGCTAGGCATGAATGTAGCTTGTCTAGATAGTCATAATATCAAGCGTCTGGGTCTGACCCCTAGTGCAGTCAAAGTAGACGCCAAGCTTAAGCCAGAAAAGAAGCGGGCTAAGGTTCTGGCATACATCGAACTATGCCAGAAGGAGGGGACAGAATATTGGTGGAATACTTGGTGCAATCATGTAGCAGGCAATTCCGCCAATCGCAGGCTGAACTCAGGAGACTTGGTCTCAGCCTACCATGTCGAGGCAGTCACGATGAAAGGAGACTGAAATGGAAACGGACAATGCATTGCTTGAACAGAAGTACACTCTCACAAAAATGCGAGGGACAAACCGGCAGGAGTATGACATCTATCTGCACTGCGCCAATGATGGGAAGGGAGGGGATATAACCCGCGGCGGTGCGCCGTTGCTGACTTATGATGAATGGCTTGGCTCTTAAACGCAGAAGTATTTCCTAAAGGAAATGCCCTAACAGAGAGGACTGAACTATGATGAAAGTATCAACACGCAAGATAGGTGGCATAAGGTTTATCAAAATTGGTAAACTATGCCTCTCCTTCTGCATCTGCAAACAGTATCGCTCACTCACCTAACTAACCTAAGGGAAACAGACTATGTCATACATTCCGCGTAACATCGAAGACCTTGCTATGCCTGCAGCCTTGAACTTTTCCCACGGTTTCGAGGACACGAAGTGCTGGGATAAGAAGTATGTCGTTAACGAAGATACTGGCGACTACCTAGGCATTGTAGGGCACAAGTTCAACTGTGCCTCACACCCTGACTTCTATCAGAGGACCTGGGAGGCTATGACGCAGGTCTTGCCAGACCACGAACTAGACGGAGCCAGGGTGACCTGGAACTCTGCTAAGTGGGGGGCTTGGTCCAGTATGCAGGTGATCTTACCTAATTCGAAATACACCATCGAAACCGACAAGCAATCGACAGAGGTAGCACAAAGGATCATCTGTTTCCATGGCATTGACGGATCATGTAGCAACCAAGTGTACTTCGGAGCAATAGACTTCTTCTGCACCAACGGTATGATCTCCGGCCAATACGACAAGATCAAGCGTAAGAATACCACCAACTTTAACTTAGACAAGTTCGTAAAAGAACTTGAGCAGAAGAATGTGGTGTTCGCTGAACAGATGGGGAAGGTGCAGCGTATGGCTGAGACCTCCTTAGTAGGTAAGTACGAACAGGTCGAAGAGGTCTTGAAAGCCTTAATGCCTGAGCGTCCTGCTGAGAAGATGCTGGACCTCTACAATGAGGAGGTCATCAGCAGGGGTGATAACGTCTTCGCCCTATACTCTGCCATGACCAACTATGCTTCGTATGCAGACGACCGCAATGGGTTCAAGATGCGTGCCTCAGATAATGACAACGCACCCCTGACTATGTGGAACCGTGAACAGACAGTATCTAAGTGGGTTAGTAGCCCAGCATTCGAGACCCTTCTCTCCGCCGCAGCTTAATAAAACTAACAGGAGCTAAGAATATGATCAAAGCACGTCCAAACCTTAACGGTAACTCGAAAAAAGACTTCGAAGACTTGGCTTGGTACCTCCACAATGCAACAGACTTGTTGGAAAATGTACTCAAGGATATCAACAGCCAAGTTCTTCATGGTCGAAACTACCAGACGAGCCACACCCCAACCCTAGACAGGGCAGAGGATGTAATCATACTACAAAGGGCTATGCGTAGCCTGGATGAGATCAAGTCCCTTGAAGGTATGATTTTGGTGGCTGCCCTTAACCGGAAGGAAGGAGAATAAGATGCTGCATAACATCAAGCTTAGCGTAGACCAGGACACTGTCTTTTCCATGTCTCAAGGAGGTCTCTCCTTCGGAGAGGCTGGGAAATGTGTGGAAACCTGGTTGTATAACCCTAATGAACTTGACACCGCAGAAGACCCCGAAGTACACACCATAGAAAGCCTAGCTACAAAACTAGCACCCTATGCAAAGGGTAAAACAAAGGCACAAGCCTTAGTTATACCGCACCCCAAGTTTACATTAAATATTCTAGACCAGGTGCACAAGTTGGAGTACGTCTTGATGTCCAATCTAGACAAAAAGCAGAAAGCTAAGGCTCAAACTCTGGTTGATGAGGGATACCTCAAAGTAGTTACCAAGGGTAAGAGGGGAGCATCAGCCTTAGAAGAAACTCACAAAGGTTTCTGGTTGTATATGTTCCTAGATACAGTCTATGAGGAGGATGATGACGATGAGTACCTGTGAATTCAGTACCTGTGAAAAGGTAGCGGTGGTTCTAGACTACGATGTAGCGTACTGTGTAGAACACTACTGCAAAGTAAAAGGGATTATTTTACCCAGTACTAGACCCAGCAAGAACCAGTAAGGAGACAGATAAAAATGCCTAATGAACTTGTCGTAAACATCATGTCAATGTCCATGCCTCCTACTAAGGCTACACCTGGATCAGCAGCCTTCGACTGTTACTCTAATGCTAACTACGACATCCATCTTAACACCTCAAGGTTGATAGACCTTGGTTTCAAGATAGCTATACCAGAGGGTTATGTAGGTAAGCTCTTCATCAGGTCCGGTCTTTCTAGAAAAGGCTTGACCCTGGCTAATAGTGTAGGTGTTATCGACCCAGACTACAGAGGTCCAGTGATGGCTAATGTGAGGTTCCAAGGTGATGGTTTTGTCTACCACATAGAGAAAGGGGATAGGATATGCCAGCTTATCATAGAAGAGATACCTTTGGTATCATTTAGGCTAGTGGACGACCTGGATGAAACCACCAGGGGTTCCAGTGGCTTTGGTTCTACAGGGATTAAGTGGAAGGATTTAACAAAATGAACATCTTTTATCTAGACCCTGACACTAGGTCTTGTGCTGAGTACCACTGCAACAAGCATGTAGTTAAGATGATCCTTGAGTATGCCCAACTACTCAGCACTACACACCACGTACTAGATGGTCCTAAGGAAGGACTGTACAAACCAACACACAAAAACCACCCTTCTGCTGTGTGGGTTAGAGAAAGTAAACTGAACTACCTGTGGTTGTATGACCTTTGGTTAGAGATGTTGCTACAGTACAACATGAGGTACAAGAAGGTTCATGCTTCAGCACGTTTATGTCCATTACTGAAAGAAGTCCCTTCTAATATACCTGAGGGAAAACCTTGGTCTGATCCTCCGCAGTGTATGCCTGACCAATACAAGGGAAGGTCTACTGTCCAGGCATACAGAGAATACTACGCCAAGGAAAAGTATCCTATCTGTAAATGGACCTACGTTGAAACCCCTTGGTGGTTTATTCTACTATGTGAAAAGACCCCTTGACAGCCCTTCTCCGCGGGGCTACTTCTAAGTCCTTCCTTTGGATATCTACAAGATATATATACTACTTAGTAATATCTATTACTTAGTATATATACAATATCTTGTAGATATCCTTAGTATATATGTATTACTTAGTAGTAGATATATACTAAGTATTATTATATATACTTAGTCTAATCCTAAGAAGGAGAAGAAAGATGGAAATCTCAAGGAAGCCTTGTCCTAATCCTGGGTGTAGTTCAAGCGATGCTTTCAGCTACAACACAGAAAAGAAGCAAGGGTGGTGTTTTTCTTGTGGACAAAGGTACCCACAAAGGGGTATCGTCTACCCTCAAGAAGTCTTAGAGGAATTCCCTATCGGGAGATCCGTAATCGAAGAAGAAGACAGTACCATGATGAACAACCAGAATGTGGCAGTCCTACCAACACCTGTAGTCAACAAACAATACAGGGAAAACCGTGGTATCACTAAAGCTACCATGACTAAGTATGGTGTGCTGACTGAGATTAATCATTTAGGGGAGGAGGTAGCACACGAATACCCGTACCCCGGTGGTGATATAAAGCGTAGGTTGTTTCCTAAGACCTTCACTACAACCAAAGGAGGTACTGTAGCAGAAGAACTATTCGGTATGAACCTATTCAACGCAGGTTCAGCTAAGTACGTGACCATCTGCGAAGGAGAGTTGGATGCTATGTCAGCTTTCCAGATGTTAGGTTCTAAGTATCCTGTGGTATCTCTTTCTTCTGCTACACCTAATAAGAAACTCCTTACCAACGTGAAGGATTGGTTGTCTTCCTTTGAGAAGATATATCTATCCTTCGACAGTGATGGTAAGGCTGACCATATTGCACAGAAGCTGGTCAATCTGTTTCCTAACAAGGTGTACAAGGTACCTCACGACAAATACAAGGACGCCAACGAGTTTCTCCAGGCTAACGCAACCCAGGAATACAGGAACGCTTGGTTCAGTAGCTCTAAGTACGTGCCTGACGACGTACTCAATAGCACGTCAGACTTTGTTACCCTCTTCAAAGAGAGTGACGACCCAATCTATCTTGAGACAGGTATTCAGGCTTTGGATGAACAGATCCTCGGCTTGATGCAAGGACACTTCACTGTCTTCACAGCACCTGAGGGCATAGGTAAGACAGAGTTCATGCGGTATCTTGAGTATCACATTCTGTCTAACCACCCTGGTGTACCCATCGCTATCTGTCACCTAGAAGAAACACCTAAGAGGTCCCTTCTAGGTCTTGTTAGCTACGACCTAGGCTTGAACCTGACTAGGAAGGAGCTGGTCTACGAACACAATATGGAGAAAGATGTACTCGATAGTATTGAGAAGCTAACTAAGGATGAAAACCTGTATCAGTTCTCCATAGGTGTAGACGAAGACCCCATCAGCATCCTTGATAAGATCCGTTGGTTTGCGGAAGCTTCTGAGTGTAAGTTCGTGTTCTTCGAACCCATCCAAGACCTCGCTTATTCGAGGCAGATGGATGGAACAGTCGAACAGTTCTTGTCTGAACTAAGCACCAAGCTGGCTAGGTTGTCTGCCGAACTGAACATAGGTATCGTCACCATCGCACACGAAAATGATGATGGTAACATCAGAGACTGTAGGATGATCGGAAAGAGGGCCAGTGTAGTAGTCAAATTGGAAAGGGATAAGATGAATGAAGATCCTGTAGTACGAAACACTACGACCTTGCTCGTGACTAAGAACCGTCCTGCTGGTAACACAGGAAGGGGTGGTCATCTCTTCTTCGATGCAGACAGCTTCACCTTGTCGGAGGCTTAAGAGGATGCATGTCTATGCCTTAGACATAGAAACAGATAGCTTGGACCCGACTAGGATATGGTGTGTCTGTGCCGTCAACGTAGACACAAAGGAAGAAAGACAATGGACCTACCCTGACAAGATTGAGGAAGAGAAACAATCTTTCTTATCCTTCTTATCTGAGGTGGACTATCTAGTCATGCACAACGGTCTGTCCTTTGACCTACCTGTCATCAACAATCTACTGGGGTTGAATGTACCTTACACCAAGGTCATAGATACTTTGGTGTGGTCCAGGTTGGATGACTTCAGCAGAGAAGGGGGACACAGTCTGAAGGCTTGGGGTCTGAGAAACGGTGGCAAAGGTAAAGGGGATCACACAGACTTTTCAATCTTATCCCAGGATATGTTGGACTACTGTATGAATGACTGCCACGAAACCATTAAGGTGTACAAGAAACTGAAACCTAGGTGGTTTGGTACAGAGGCTAGTAGGATTGAACACCACAATGCCCACCTCTGTTGGCAGATGAACCAAGATGGTTTCCTCTTCGACCACCAGAAAGCTAAGGAGTATTTGTCTGAGATAGAGGTACGTATCAAAAAACTAAACAAGGAGTTCCGTAGGGTCTTTGAACCAAGGCTTGTTGTAGTCAACACACTTAAGTGGAGGGAGAAGAAGGATGGTACTTTGTTCTCTTCTGTGGAGAAAGCTAAGAAGAAACACTACAAGTGTGTCAGAGTAGGTGACAACCTAGAGTGCTACGACTGGCACTACTTCGACCCTGCTTCACCTAAAGACAGGATTGACAGCCTTTGGTCTGCCGGTTGGAAACCTACTGACATGACAGAGGGCCACAAGAAGTATGTCTTAAGTGGAGAACACGACCCGGTGAAGAAAGCTAGGTTCGACAGGTATGGTTGGAAGGTTAATGAGACCAACCTTGCTACCCTTCCTTCTGATAAACCTGGGACGGAAGGAGCCCAGAAACTGTCTGAATGGCTAGTCCTGGAGGGGCGTAGGTCTACCTTAGTTGAATGGCTAGGTCAGGTTCATCAAGAGGACAGTAGAATACATGCTACCTTCCTGCACATAGGGGCATGGACAGGGCGTATGTCACACAGAAACCCCAACATGGCTAACATCCCTGCTACCTACCACGGTGAAGCTAAGAGTGCTGTGGATAGGGTTAAGAAGGACTACGACGGCCTATTCAGAGGGTTG